ATAATATCTCCGGCTTGAGGTTTAAAATTGATATCTAAGTATGGAAACCACAATTCCCCACCCTCATAATCATCATTTAAATATATCACCGAAGACACAGTACAGCTGTATGAAAAGCCATGATCTGCATGAACAGCAAAGTGTTGACCAGGGTTATATCTTACAAAGTTAATAGCTTCCATGTAGTCCATTTTAAAATTGTAGAGAGATTCATAGTGAGTCAGACATTTTTTGAGATGTGTTTCAACATCTTCATAACACTTTCTGACTTCTTCAAATTCTGGGGTAAGATACTGCCAATGAGATGGACTCATTTTTAGGTCAACACAATCTCTGTAGTCTGGCATTTTTGTATTATATCCTACCATCGCTTCAGACCACTTAAAAAGATCATGCGTACTATTGCCGATAGTTGCCTCTAATCTTTCTGGAATGTTAAGCTCTCTTGGAATGGCGTTTCTATACAAATAGATCCCAAATTTTCTATTATCTTCTGGATTAGCGCAGGCTCCTACATGAAAAAATTCCATTTTTTGACTTCTTTCGATCAGTAAAATTGTTTAGTGATATACTATATCATATAAGTATAAGCTGAGGAGCAAAATATGGATTTTCAACCAGAAGAAAAATCTCTAGTAGAACCTGGTCATTTTGGTTCTTCAAAAGATAATATTCTTATAGTAAAAAATTTTGTTGAATTAGAAGATTTAAAAACAATACAAAAATTTTTACCAACCATTAATGAATGGATGGATGCTGGAAAAAATAAATATGCTGAAGACGGGACCTGCACATATGATGCGTCTTACTGGCAGAATCGTCAGTGTAGTGGAGAAATTTTATCTAGAATTAACTTAGATGTATACAATTTAGTTGATAAATACATTATAAAAATGAAATGGCTTTTAGAAGACAATTTTAAAGTCAAACTAACTGTAAGACCCCCTGTTATTATAAGGTGGTTTCCTGGTCTTGAACAGCAACCTCATGCTGACAAGCAGCTCAATGATGGATCACCAAATCCATTCCCAACATATGATTTAAATTCATTAATTTATTACAATGATAATTTTACTGGGGGAGAATTATACTATCCTCAGCATGCTCTTGAAGTTAAACCTGAGCCCGGACTTGCCGTAGCTCATCCAGGAGATATTAACTATCTTCATGGAGTAAAAAAAGTACTTTCAGGAGAAAGATATACTACTCCTTCTTTTTATACAATAACTAAATTATTGTAATTTTTCTTTACGGAATAAAGATTTTAAAAGTGTTATATCTGCCCATATTGGGCCAATTATAATTATAAGATAAATATATCCAGCTATACTTTTTTGCCAATTCAAAATATGATAAGTCATGTTCATCGTGAAGGTAACTGCATAATTATATTTGGCTATTATTTTTAATAAACTTACCTTATAGTAAAGTTTAAGAGCTAGGTAGGCGTTAACTGATGAGGCTGCAGCAGCCGTAAAGCAGTACGATGCGCCAAGTTGACCAATATTTGAATCTTGAAAATCAACACATAAAGCCATAATAGCCATAGCTATGGCGCCATAATGATGATACTTTGTAGACTTCTGAAGTAATTTATCAGATTTAACAAGAGCCATTATATCTGAAGCTAAATACATTAAACCTAATGTTCTGATGGGTATATTGCTCCAAACATCAAATCTAATCTGTGTAATTATTAAATAAATCCAACCAACTGCAATAACAAAACTTATACCACTTTGTATTAATTGCCCAGAACTATAACTTTCTTTTGGATTAATAGATCCATTTTTTCTAAATATTAGAAGAAATTTTTCATTATTTTGTAATAAATTTATTATTAAACAACAAACTAAAAAAGCGGATATAGGAATTAAGTTCCATATATCCGCTAAATTAGTTATCACTCTTTAACCTACTTTACAATTAATTTTTACTTAAATCCTGGTGGGAAAAAAGGTGGAAAGAAAGGTGGAAAGAAAGGTGGGAAGAATGGGGGAAAGAATGGGGGAAAGAATGGTGGGAACCATGGTGGGAAGTATGGTGGGAAGTATGGTGGGAAATATGGTGGAAAGTATGGTGGGAAAAACGGAGCGTGTCTTTCATATGAAATTGCTGTACCTAAAGGAGTAACAGTTGTATCTGTTAGTGCGGTTTTAACCTTATTGAGATCTGCTGCAACTGCTGTTGCAGTGTCAATTGGTGTCCCAACAGTAAAACCAGCGCTTGTTATCGTTGTATTAGCAGTTGAATCGGCTGTTCCGTGCTGCTACTGTTGGTTTTGCTGCTTTTCTTTTAGAACCTTTACCAGGTTCTGGTACCCTGTTTGTACTCATATTATGCCGCCAAGTCTCCTAAAGCTACCCATGTATCAGTAGCGCGTTTGATAAGTGTAGCAGATGACCACTGCGTACGCAACTTAAGACCTGGTGTGGCGTTAACTGTAACTCCAGCTTGAGCAGCAATTGTTGTTTGACCAGATCCAGTTTGAAGAACTGTAATTGTTGTTCCGACTGGGAAAGCAACGTTTGAATTGCTCGGTACAGTAAGGTTATTCGCTGATCCTACGTTCATTTCAACCATGTCGCCTCTATCACCTAAAACTAGAGTATAGCTTGCTGTCTGGGCGTTTGTGACCGTATCACTAAATATTCTTTGATATACTGTGCCATCGTTTGTAAACTCCCAACAATCGTCTGTTTCATTCCAGCGGAAAACAACATTTGTTGAGGTTCCACGCTCTACTTCAATTCCAGCGTTCTGGCTTGGTGTGCCAGCTTCATTGTTATTTAATATAATGATATTATCATCAATTGTAAGTGTTTCTGTATTAATACTTGTTGTAGTCCCAGAAACTGTCAAGTTACCAGAAACAGTTAAGTTTCCAGCAACTGTTGGGTTAGATGTGTTAACCCAAGCCGATCCGTTATAAAGAAGGACTTGATTTGTAACTGCTGAAGTTATTGTTACATCAGAAAGTTCTGATACGCCAATTGTTTCAGCAAGCCCTGTGCTAACCCAAGCTGAACCATTATATTTTAAAAACTGACCATTTGTTGCGCCTGTTACTGCAACGTCGCCAATATCATCAAGATTATTGATTGTTGGAATTGAAGCCCATTCAATGCCAGTAGCAGCAGATGAATTAGCTTTTAAGTAATATCCATCTGTTCCAACAGAAAGAACTGCTGGAGTATCATTCGCTGTAGCAGTAAAAATATCACCTTTAGCATTTGCTGTTGTCTTCAAAATAGCATCATCTGATATTTGAGCAACGACGAAAGCTGTTGTTGCAATTTGCGTATTGTTTGTACCAACTGCCGCTGTTGGTGCTGTTGGTGTGCCTGTTAAAGCTGCGTTTGCTGCTGTAGCATAGCCGACAAATGAAACGTTTGCGGTTGCGGTTCCAGACACTCTGCCATATGAATCAACAGTTAATCCAGTAACAAATGTTGTTGTATTTGAACCTGTTGTATTACTCTGCGCTACCTCTGCAAGATCGATGTTATCAGCATTGATAACTATTCTTGAAGAGCTTGCTGTAACAACATCAAGGCTGTTGCCAGTTTTTGTTAAACCATTGCCAGCTGACAATGTGGCAGTGCCTGTAAACTGAGTATATGTTAAATCATCAGTCCCAAGCACAAATGCGCCAGACCCACCAGAGCCAGTTGATGTAAGTATGAAACCTTGTCCAGAATTTGCTGAACCAGAAAGAACTAGAAGTGCGTCACCGGTCTTTAATTGACCAGCAGTGCTATTGTCTGCATCTGTTCTACGTGTAAGAATAAATGCGGTTGTTGATGTAGCTCCCTGCTCAGTTACAGTATAAATACCGTTATGCGCTGCATTGGATTGGTTTTTTACTAAAACTGATTGACCAGTTGTGACCTGAGATCCATCGACAGTTAATCTACCATTACTATCACCAGTAAGTGTTGCTCCTGCGCCACTTGAACCATTCGCGTAAGTGCATGTTGGAAGAGCTGCAGCTGTTGCATAATTAGCAACTTCATGCCAGTTGATTCCAGCTGTTAGTGAATCTACGTATCCCCTTGTTGCAAGAGCAGTTGATCCTGTTCCTGCATTTGATGCAACAACAGAAGTAACGTTCATTACTCCGTTTGCTGCTATATTAGCAACGACTGAACCACTAGAGTTTTTAAACTCTACGAGAGGGGCTGTTGCGCCTGATGCTGCCTTGAATACTGCTGATTCATCATACACCGTAATTTCAGGTGCGGTTTCTGTTCTTAAACGTGCCATATCGCTCCTAGCTTAGGATTATAAAAAGCTATTGATATAGTAATAGAAATATTCTAAAATTATTGTGTTATTCTCTTTAAAAATTCTAACATTTTTCCGACATATTTTATGCGGCCAAAGTGAGTTAAATTAATGGTTGGATCAACCCAAACTTTGCCACCCATTTTTTGCCAATATCTACAAAAGCCATAATCTTCTGACAAGAATCTACCAGTTTCATCAACATAAGAATTAAATAAGGCATACGCATTTTCTGCCTCGTTGCCCGACAGAGCTCCAGTATCATCTTTATATTTTAATTTCTTATACTTTTTAAACATTTTTTCAAAAACTTCACGCTTAATTACCATAAAGCCAGTTCCTGCTTCAAAGCATTCAATTGCACCGTTGTCTACATTAAGCTTGTTATTCCCTGGTTCAGTTAAGTGAACAACATATCTTGAAGCGTATTCCATAAGATCTTTTGATTCAAGCCCATTATTAACACCCTCTTTTACTCTATCCCAATTAATTTCTTTAATTGGATAAGAAGCGGTCATGACATCTTTATCATGCCAAAGGAGTTTTAAAATTGCCTCTTTGTCAAACTGAAGATCAACATCAATAAAAACCATATGGGTAAAGACTTCTGCGCCCATAAACTTGGCAACAAGATTGTTTCTTGCGCGATTAATTAACGAATCTGATATCGTGCAAACAGAATATTTTAAGCCAATTTCTTTATAATATAAAAGAGCTTGTAAAAAGCTCATCATAAAAGGCTCTGTTACATGAGAATCATAACATGGGAGTGCAAAGAAAACATTCCATTCTTGAATTTTTTCTTTAGGAATTGTGATATTTATTTGTTGTTCTTCTATGGACATAAATAAATTATATCACAAAAACTACCAAGTGCTCAAACCAGCTCTTTTCCAAGTATTTGTAGAAACGCAAATATAAATATAATTTTCGTCATAAGCTATATCACCAGTATTGCCGGAAGCTGATGAGCTTGAAGGAATCTGTGCAGCAATTTCACTTAGTGCAGGAACATATCTACTGCCACCAACACTAGTGAATACTGTTATTTTTCTTGAATTGCTTGACGGAGGTTCTTCAAAGTATACAGTAGCAGTATTGGCTGTGGTAGCTTCCCATCTAGTTATAATTAAATCAAATTGACCAGTCAATGATCTAGTAATCAAACCAACGTCTCTAGTATTTAAATTATGTGTTATTGTAAAACTTGTTGAAGAACCATCCCCAACAATAGCCGAATATGATGCACTTGTTGCAGGCAAGTATACGGAAGCAACTAGTGAATTAGAGCTTGGAGGAGCAGAAAAATCTAAAGTAACTCTTTGTGCTGTAGGCGAATATGCTAATGCTTGGACAACTTCATATGGAGAATCAGCTGATCTTACAACAACAGAAACATCTCTGGAACCAAGATTATGATCTAGGTTTATACTAGAATCTGATCCATTGCCAATGGTTGCAACATAATAATCAAGTGTGCCAGCAGAAGTTATAAATACCCTTCTTGAAGAAGAAGAAACGACTGCAGAAAAATCTAAAACTACTGCATTTTCAGTAGTTGCTTCCCATCTAACATTTACAAAATCATATGGACTATTCGCATCTCTTACGGTAACTACAATGTCTTTAGTATTTAAATTATGAGTAACAGTATAAGTTGAATTAGTCCCATCACCTATAGTTTCAGTATATGATGCTGTCTCAACAGCACCTTCATCGGATGCTGGAGCAAACTTAGTCCCATCAAACTTTAATATTTGGCCTGATACAGCACCGGAGGGGTCAATCTGTACGCCATTGATCGTTGCAGTGTCGCCAACAACTAAGCCATTTTTAACTACAAAATCTTTGTCTGCCACTAAAGTTCACTGTCCCTCTAGTTTTAAACTTATTATTAAGTTTTAAACTTACTAAATATATTACACTGCTATCAATGTTCTTGCAACTTTTACAGTGGCATTTGTTGAAGCTGCGTCTGTAATTGTCACTCTTAACAAAACGTTTCCAGCTGATATTGATGTTGAAACTGCCAACGGTATTCTGGAAGCACCAAGTTCAATTACAGCATATTCTGACATGTAGGAGTCTGTTCCATCGTGCGCAAGGAGGACCTCTGAGCTTGTATACTTAGAGCCTTGAGTAACCTGAATCAAGT